GAAGACCCGAAATATAAAAAGAAGGAATAAAAAAAGGGAGACCAGAACGGTCTCCCTTTTCAAACAATGAATCCTGACGGACTATGCTTCTGCTAGTTTCGAGAAATAACTCATAGTGTCATCTTCCTCTGGAACATCTCCGATTGGGATGTCATCTCCACTCGCCGCAGAGGATGCGATATCCGCTACATTTCGAGTAGGTGCTGATACTGATTCAGCAGTGAAAGAAGACGTATCCGAAGTAGTTGCACCGATAGTACGGTTAAACTTCTTCTTCAACTCATCATAAGATTTGAACTGGTCTTCAGCAATTTCAGCCGTCAAAGAATAGAGGCCGTTATACAACGTCTCCATTTCATCTTCAGACTCCAACCACTGAGATGGTTCATCGAATCCAGACTTATCATACTTCACGAAGCCGTCTGCTTTGCGAGCCTTCAACTTGAAGTTCGCTCCACTGAATAGATTAAAGACGTTGACTGGTGTCTCATCTTCAAACTCAGGCGCACCTGCGGCTTGTATCATATCGAAAATAGACTTCCCATATTTGAAGAGAAATACTTTCCCTTCATTTTCTGGATGTGCGGAATCTTGAACAACATAGATGTTCGAGATATACTGAAGCCTACGCTTCCTATCCCTTGCAATCTGCTTGTTCGAGTCGATACCAGAATTCCACAACTCAGAATTGGCTTCAGACACTGGGTCTTGCTTACCAATAGTTGTGAGAGAATTCTCAATGTACCATCCACCTTTACCCTTGAAGCCGTGACTGTAAATCTTCACGAATGGAAAGTCCTCGTTTACTGGAGAGTCCAGAAAACGAATAATAGCATATCCATTGCTTGATTTGTCACGTTCCAACTTCCAGTATCGGTCGTCTACGTATGATGCTTTCGTGCCACCAGAGGCTTGCGAAAGTTTGTCCATCATTGATTCTACGTCCTTTTTAGATTTAGAACGCTTTTTAAGAGCGGCAAAACTCATATTGTTTCTCCTGTTTTATATTAGATTTAAGGTGTGAACACACTATGTGTCCACTTACCCGTTGTACGAAACTTTGAACCATTAGTTCACCGAAGTTTTCTTTGCTTCTGGAACTACTTTAAGTGGCTCTGGGGTTGGTGCAGGTGCATCAACTTTTGCTCCACTCACTGGGTCGGGTGCTTCATCCCCATCCATAACGGCTTTAATCGCTTGAGCAAAACCTGCTCTTGCCATTTCAAGTCGCTGAACTTCTTTGTCGATAGAAACCAAATGCTCAATGGCAATCTTAGCCACTGAAGGCAAGGTCTCCACATCATAATCATTTCCATCAATGCGTACGGTATTTACTCGTACTTCGCTTTTTGCTTCATCTGTCATACATCATCTCCTTCAAGATTTATTGGGTTAATTTCACGGTCTAATTCCATTGCTAGGGCATACATCGATTCAATCTTATAATCAATTATCGATTCCGTATATTTAGGTCGTTTTCTCATAACCTTATTTATTCGGTTTATTTCCTTGCAATCGTCTGTTAATGCTTTAATTTTTACGACTATTTCTTCGTCTGTGTGGATAGTCCCAATCATCTATGGCATTCTCCTGTATTAGTTATAGCATTGTCAAGTATTATACACTAAGACTTGGGCTTTGTCAAGCACTTTTTTACACTTTCTGCATATTTTCTCACTTCATTTTGTGCGTGGGGGTCGAGCCTCAATTCAATCAATCTCCTGTAGGCATCAATCGAAGCAGTCTCCACGAACTCCGTATACATTGACTGAGGTAGAACGCTCCGTGCCTGTTCGGGGCATACATTCTCTTCATCCATCAATTCTTTATATTTAATGTCCATTCTATCCGTAGCATCTGCAATCCATCCAACCAAATCCTCAGAATATTGGTGAATTTCATTAGAAGAGCCTTGCTTCACATTCGGTGCCTGTAGTCTCCATTCAGTAGGAATATGAAATTCCGCATCCTCTGATACATATCGTCTGGATACCTCATTTCGAGTAAATCCTATCTGGTGTTTATACCATTGTCTGGCTATGAATATTGGCATCCTGATTCTGAATTGTGCCACTTTTAATTTCTGCGGGTTCCAACCTAGACCCGTATACATTTCTTCCTTGTCCCACCATTCGTTGTCAGTATCAGCCAACATTGGAGTCCAGTCTTTTAGAGTCCTGTCTGAATAAACACAATGCTCTGGCTTCTTATCGAATGCTCGAAGGGACAATGGATTATGTTTCCACATTTCTTTAGTAATAACATCGTGCTTAATAAACGCATACAACGAACCACGTTCATAGAAATGAACCGTTCCATCACAGGATGAGAAATCACATTCTACGATTGCCCGTACAAATTGTTCCTCAGAACTCTTGTTTGTCCAGACTACAAAATCCTTGACACTCATCTTCCGTTCTACTAGATATTGTGCGTGAGAGAATGGTGTCCAATGATTATGTTTCGCTAGATAGTTAACCAATCCTGCATCTTTTTCTTGAATTTTATCGTGTACCTTGTGCATTGATACCCTCGCCGCATTTACAACTTGCAAATCTGAGGGTTCAATCGGTAGTCGTTCTACAGACGAAATACTGTCGCCCAGTGGGTCAAGTTTTTTATGCACCTGCGCCTCCAGTGAATGTTTCCTGTAGTAATTTCTTTGTACCTTCAGAAGCATTCAGCATATCTATTAACATCTGATAGTCATCTCGTGCGTTTGAACTATTGTCGTATTGTAGTACCGTGGATACGGTGACATCGTTGAGGGCGAACTTCAATCCAATTGAATCGCCACTTGTGTATTCTACTTCTTTCAGATTGACCTTTGTTAGGTTAATCTCAGTGCGGTCATTGTCATTCATTCTAGGCATTGACGAAAACTCCTTTCATAATATCTCCATAATGTTTAGTCTTACTCAAGTTCAAAAAGTCTGCGTATCGGTCATATCTATATTGCTCAGTCGGGAATATATATGAGTCGACTATATTCTTTGCGATTCGACTGCTAAATTTAAGCACCGAATCCATAATTATATATGACTCTACTTCTATCATCCTTTGTTGAACAAATCTAAATATAATAGGATGTTCTCCATCCTCTACATCAAACAATCTGTCAAATCCTAACCCTCTCGCTATTAGGAACTCATTCACTTCATTTAAATCTTCCTCAAATATGTAAGAAAGAGATTGTACCCTTTTCTTCCAATTGAAGTATACATCTTCACTCTCTTTGCTATGTAAATCTCCTATCCATACAGCATCACTCCCGTGATATGCGAAATTCGCCACAAAATATTGTAGCAAATCCTTCTTCTGTTTGTTCCCCAATGCTTCAAAGAAAAATCTGTCATTACGCTTATCATAAGTGCAACGACTCATATTCTTTATTTTTCCATTATACTTAACGTAGTTATAATCGTTCTGTATACTGAAATGTTGCTTTAGGGAAACATAGAGTTTATATGCTTCAAATCCTGTCATCAATCATTATCTATTCACAATGGAAGAACACTTCCTTTTTCATCATCATCCTTAATCTGGTTATTCGCTATTGCTTCTGATTCAATCTTTAGTCTGAATGCGGGTGATATAAGTTTGGCTACTTGCTTTGACTCTAGTTGATGTTCAACCATATATTCTACCATCGCATCAATATAAGTAACTCCTGCCTGCATTCTCTCCTCAATTATTAATTGGAATGCCTGTTGCTTATTCACTTTTCTCATACTTTCTTTTTTCCTTAAATTACAACTATTATAACAGAAAGAAGCCTATCTGTCAAGCAATTCTTTACAAATAACTTCTCTTTCTTCAAAGGGCATAGTCTCCCAACCTTTGATTTCTGCTAATGTGCGTTTACAGGTTACACAGTCAGTCTGGCTTTCATTCATCTTGCATTGGATTTGGTCTCTTCCAACACAAGGAGTCTGCGCCACACACTGGCTATAAAATTTATCTTTTGAGGTATTGCTCATACTACGTCTCCAATCGTTTTAATGCTTTCTTAACAAGAATATGAACAGTCTCACTATTCCAACCAAACGTGTCGACATACTCACAAAAGATAGGGCTTTCTTCCTGTCTAATTTGTTTGTATTCTCTCAGTCTGGCATAAGCACCCATATACGTATAGTGTAATAACAAATCTAATGCTACATCATTTGCATAAGCATCAATTTCATCAGGGTCACTAAGATAGACAATTCGCTTTTGCTCTTCGTCCATATGTTGGTTATATATCGGCATATAGTTTGCTCCTATACGCTTTTTAGCCTGTTCTCTATGAATCATTTCGTGTTCAAGTGTTTGAGTTACTTGATGTTCAAGAAACTTCCAATCCTTATTATTTATAGTTATGGGTCTGTCTTCATTGTTTAATATGAGAACAAGTTCAATATCTACAAGGACTGCTTCGATTAGAGGGTCTTCCATCTCTAATTCAGTTTCATCGAAATAACCATTTGCCGTAATCTGGTTGGCTCCGATATCATCTCCATATGGGTGAGTAGTAACCTCGACTCCGAGTGGGTCAAGTTCTTCTTGGAATATTGCTTGGATTTCGTCAGCATAGAGTGCCTGCCCTACCATCTGGGTTTTCACTCGTTTGAGCAAATCTTTCATCCGAGTCCTTTCAAGGTTTCGTATCTCATTCATACTACTATTATATCCTTTCTTTGGTCGAATGTCAAGGCTTATTTCTATGGCAAATTCCCCGGCATCGTCCAAGGAAGGTCTGATTTCATTGCTCCAGACTCAATTCTAGCCGCCAATTGCATCATTATAACAGTATATTGCTCATCTGTCAAGCAGTAAATTGAGTTATCACAAGAACACCGAGAGAACTCAATGTCCGTAGTAGGGATAAACTCAATGATTTCAGTAGTATGCGTTTCCGTTATTATCGTCCTACCAGTCTTTCCAGAGAAAGCGGCAGTTGTTAGTGATATTCCTAGCATTCCTAAGAATGCAAAAAATAGCACAATATTGCCCTTTTTAGGGTAACACCATCTATTTTTCACGTTTGCCTTTCTTTTAAACTATACCAGTCTTTTCCACTGCAACATTAAATGGGGGTAAGGAGAGTTGATAGGCATTCGCCTTTTCCTCGCCAAATCCTGCAATATAATCTTCGTAGTATTCGTGATGGTCTGGATTCTTATTGGTAGGTCGTTTCTGAGGGGTTTCATTGCCTTCAGAGGCAACCCATCCCGCCACGTAAAACTTGCTTTTTGAGCGCAAATGAGCCTCTCTATTCGCAGGTGTTATAATCATAATATAATTGCTCCCATTACATATCCCCAAATTATCACATTCAAAACTAGTAATCCAATTACCAAAGTGTTAGTCACTGTCATAAAATACCTCTCTATTTTGTCATATACTAGTATATTATACACTAGAAATAGAGAGGTGTCAAGTCTTTTTTACTATTTTTTCCTACTTTTTTCGCTCTTTTCGAGTACTCGCATCACAACATCAAGGGCTTTCATCAATTCAACCTTGTCTTGACCGCCTAAGTCCTTGATTTGCTGACCATATACTCCATTTGCTAATTTCTTCAATAACCCCGACATTGCAGGTATTTTCTTTTTCAAAGGAAGAACTACCTGTTCATCTTGCTGATTTTCTTCAGCAACTGCATTGTGTATTTCTTCGATGAATTTTTCAAATCGTCCCATATTTTCTCTCCTTCTTTTAATCCTTTGTGTCTGAAAATGCCAGTCAGAATTCACCTACTCTGCCTGTTTAGTTTTCATCTTCGCGGCATAACTAGGTTGCGCTCGTGATGTGTATGTTACTTTATAATCGTCTGTTCGTTCTGGAATAACTGTCTCTTCGGGATAATCCTGATTAACAATAATCGGAGGTGTATCTAACAAACCCGCTTTGCATTCACGATTCATATCATCTTTAATAGACTGGTCAAATTCTTCTTCCTCAAACAGAATCATAGTAATCAAAGAGTAAATTGCCATATCCATCAGAGTATCTTTAATAGACTCCTCTTTGAATTTGAATTCACCCTTCTTAATATAATTGCTTATTCGAGCATACTTATCACCCATCCGAACCACTGAGCCTTTCCAAGCGGAAATTCCACACTGTTCAGATAATCGGAAGTTGGCAAAGATGTCTTCATCTGCACCGTAATCGTGTCGTTTCTTATCGTGCAATTCTTTGATAGTATCAAGAATCTCATAGAATCGTTTACTTTGTTTTCCAATCATTTCGCTCATTATTTACTCCGTTAGGTTTTTTCAAGTGTATTACGCAATCTCTCGACTGCTAGTCTCATTATAGGATTTAAATACTCTGGTTTATGAGCAAGTATCCTAGTATAATTTTCCTTCGTTACAACTCCAAGCACACATCTAGTTCTAGCAGTACAGGTTGCAGTTCTTGGTCGATTGTCAACCAATCCTATCTCACCAAAGAGGGAATTCTCGTACAGCGTTGCTAGAAATTTCCCATCTTTCGTAACGTCAACTTCTCCATCTAAGATAATGTAAGCATCGAAATTAGTATCATCACCTTCAATAATTACTTTATCTCCTCTGTTATAAGTCAATGTTTTCATAACTTAATTTACCGCTAGTTTATCTCCTATTTCTACATCAAGTGTCATAGGTCTGGTTTTGGCAAGTTTTCGTGTTACGGTTAAATACCTATTACAGTCATAACAAATAACATCTTTTGGATTCCATTCCATCATTTGCTGAATCCGTTCTGGTATATTAATCCCTTGGTAGTGGCTCCCGTCAGCAGTTGGATGAATAACTGCAAACTCTACTCGCTTTGAACATTCTGGACAATATATCATAATAATGTCTCGGTCAGTCTTGAGCCGATTTATCTTGTCTGCCATTTCTGCGGGGTCAATCATTCCTTCACCAAACATAGCACTCTCCTTTGTATTTAGTTGTTAACCTCTGAAATCAAAGAAACATCCTGCCCAAAAATCACATTCTGTGTACTCTCGCTTCACTGTCTTTCCTACTGGAACTTTATCGGTTTTCAAGTACAAATCCGTTCCGACACAAACCCCTGTCAATCCATTCTTGATGACCGTGCCATCTTTCTTCATTGTGAAGGAGTTCGACTTTGCTGTTTGACACTCTACTAAAGTGTCGTGTTTTGACTCCAGAGCATACGGTGTTGTGTCGTATGCTTCTGGAAATACGTGATATGATACTCCAAATGCTATTAAAATACCAACAATAACTGACATAATTTTTAGCCTCATTTAATGATGCGCTAATTCAATCAATTCATTGATTCCACCATATGCGAAATATAGCGCAAGTGCGATAAAGAAATATTTACTGTATAAAAAGACTTGTTTGGTAGGCACTTTATCGATACCTTTTCTCAGCATATTATAGGCTACTAATAAGCCGACAAGTCCTACAATGCCCCCGACTACTATTGATAGATTATCTGCGGATGCAGATGACAATAGAGCCGCGTAAAACAAGACTATCTCGAATCCTTCCCTAAGTATTGCTATCATAACAGCGAAAGATAACGCTAATGATGAAGCGATAGATATTGAAGGAGCGTATAGTCTACTCTGTATATCTTCTTCAAAGTGATTCTTTGCTCCGTGGCACCAGAAGGCTAGATAGCCCAATACTCCAGATGCTAGAAGCATACAAACTGATTCAAAGTATTCTTCGTGAGCGTGTGTAAGTCCTGCTATGAATTTGAATCCCAATGCTACGGCAATACTTCCAAGTATTCCTGCGAAGATTCCTCCATAGACCCACACTCTTTTGGTGTGTCCTAGATTAAATCGGCCTAGATATGTGAATATTAACATCACTATTAACATCGCCTCGAACCCCTCTCTCAATATTATAAAGAGAGATGTGAGTAGTGGTGTTATAACTAAATTTTCCATTTTTTTCCTTCTGCTTCGTTAAAATTATGAGACATTAAATGTCTCCATAAGTTGAGGTCCGAATGATACCATAATGTATGCTAAGACACCAATAGCCATTATTCCTACTAACATCCATTTCATTTTGAAATCATCTACCATCATCTTAAACCCTAAAATCTCGTTGCCAAGTATTCGTAAGGACAGTTCCAGTTTCCCCGGGTCATCATCAGTCTTCATCACCTAAACCAAGTTGAGATTTATAATTGCGCCAATTATTGTGATATTTCTTGAATTTATCTACTACATCTTCAAGACGTTTTATCTCTTTCTTTAGCACTTTCATTTCCTTTTCTGTCTCTTCAATATGCTGAGAAAGAGACATATTCCCCTCTTCTGTCATACCTTTCCTTTCTTAGTACGAACCGCCAATTATTTCTGGTTCTTCGCACGGTTGAATATAAGGAATCTTGAAATATCTTCCCAACGGGTAGGCGGGAGATTTATCATTCTTTAAGATTTCTATCTCTTCCTCGCTGATATTCCGATTGTGCATATGTACTCGCTGTCTTGAATCTGGTGTTTCAAAAGTCACTGCCGACATATATTTCTCCATTCTTTATATATTAATAAACTGGATACATTATAGCAGAATCCCTAGTCAATGTCAAGAAATAAACAACACAAAAACAAGAAAATAGAGAAAACCCCTATTATTTGAAAGGCATCTACGAATGTCATATGACTACCAACCAATCAGTGCATATCTGTATCCCATAGTCATCTATCGCAAATTGTGTGCAATACCATTCGACAAATATCATAACATTCCAACCCTGTCTAAATTCATATCTATAATGAATTCATCCACAAGTCCTGAGAATTCTTCATAAACCATCCATTTGCTTCCTGTCATCTGATATTCCTCACATACCTTATTATACCAATATAGTTGTTTCCCGTCTTCTATTTCCAGTTTAAAATTGTGTCTCTGGTGCATTAGCCGAAGCGCAACAATAGGACCGGGAGGCCGCGGTTTCTGCTTTTCCCCTTTCCATTCTGTTAAGTCCATTTTACCTCCAGTGATTCGTCAAAAACCTTTAGAAATCTGTGCTTGCGTGAGCGAGGTCTCCATTCACCTTCAAGATGCTTGGTCGGACCTCTGCTATGTTTGATATACGTGTCATCGTCCTGCTTTATCCAAAAATCCGTCTTGACATCCGTCAGTCCATAATAGTCAAAACCTAACGCTTTGTAAACTGTGCCAGAGTGGTAGTCATTATCAGCGTAGGACAATATAGCCCTTACGTTGTTATTTTCTTTCAATTCCTTAATAGCCCTAGCCACAAACCATCCCGCCAAATTATGTTCACTCGCTTGATGGTCTGGATGAAGCACTAGTCGACTCAATTCATAGAACCCGTCTTGGTCATCTCTATCTAGACCAAACATACCTTTCGCCAACTCAGGTACAGGTAGGCAAGTAAAGATACATACACCTACAACTTTGTCAGGTGCTTTGTTTGTTTTAAAGAAGTCAACTTCTTCGTCAGGATACATTAGTCCATAGTTATCACCAGACTTAAATCCTCGTGATAGACCTGTGAGATAGTGATGTTTTTGCAACAAGTCAGTACATTCAATCTTAGAAATGGAACGAATATTATAGTCAGACTTAGACATTTCTACCCTCCATATTTACAGATAATCCCACACTTGAATCAAGTCTTTTATAGGAACTAGTACTCCCCGACTCGTATTATCATCACCGCCACTTACCTTTTTCTTGCGATTCTCATACACAATTGCTTTCATATTCTCGACAGTCAACGTCACATTGAACATAAACTTGTCATTCTGAAAGAAATTGACACTCCAATACTTCGCCTGTGTTGTGCATATGCCAGATGGCTTTCCTCTGGATTCGGTTTCGACAAAATGATTGCCAGTTCTTACCCACATATCACGCTCAGACTTCACTTCAGTTTTATCGCCTGCTACGATATCAGCGACAACCTGTTCTCCCATTTGACCCCATTCAAGGTCATATCTAAAATCAGCATTGTAATCCATAATTAAAACATTCTCCACGGTAATATAGTATATCCCACTAGACCAAATATGTATTCAAACACACATATTATCACCAGTCCTGCACCAATTTGCCAAGCCCAGTATTTCCATCCAGTAAGAGAATCAGCCCACGCACGAATGCGAGAGTTCTCTGCTTTTTCTTGCAGTCTAAATTTATTCGCTAGACTGTCTGCCCAACCGCCTGTCAACCAAGAGATTGTCCCTATTACCACTTTGAATGGAAATAGGACTATTTTTAGTAAAGTTTTCATAATGCTTCTCATTCTCATTGATGTTGTATTTAGTTTAATTCTATCAGGTACATTATACCTGAGACGAACAGTAAAGTCAAGCATAAATTAAGCCTTTTTTCCATATAAATAGTTATTAATGAAGGAGATGAATTAATATGTTTGGAATACCATTAGAGGTCATATCAATGATTGCATCCACTATTCTGGGTGGATATATGAAAATGAAGGCAGATGCTCGGCAGGACGAAGCCGACAGGAACCTTGCAACATTGAACCTCTTAAAAGTACAGGAAAAATCCCATTCTCGTGCCGCAAAAATGCAGACGAAGAGTGCGAAGTGGGCAAGGAAGTTTATTGTCGTTTGTTTGATGGCTATGGCGGCATTTATTTTAGTTGCGCCTGTATTGTTCCAACAAAATACGAATGTTTTGACTGAGGTGACTCACGGATTTAAATTGTGGTTATTTGATTTCACTTGGGATACAAATGAATGGAAACAGTTAGCAGGAGTAGTAACTCCAGACTTGTTGCCATATGCAATTATGAATGTATTGGGTTTTTATTTTGGTACAGCGGCAGTTAATCGAAAATAGTTAAAGGTGATATGATGGAATTGGTGAGTAGGAATACTCTCTTTTGGAGAGAAATTGGTAGTTTTTTTAAAAAGTTCTTTGCATACCCAGAGAAAAATAAACAATATATGCTCTATGCAAAAACAGAGTATAAAGATGATTGGGAATTTGTGTACGACCAACTAATTCACACTGGCAAAGCCCCAAGGAGAAAGTAAATAAATAGGAAATAATATGACAGATATAATGATACAGTATTGGCAGTTCACTCTTTTCGGAGTGATAGTAGCCGTAGCGTTAGTTCTAAGGTTCCTTTTCGGAATTTCAGAAAAGAATCATAAAGGAATTAACTTTAAAATAACCGATGGTATGCCACATATGAAACCATTGCCTATTAAAACAGCAGGCAAAGGATTCTTTGGAGCAATCTGGATATGGTTAATGAACACCCGCAAATGGGAATTAACTCAGGACTTTACCTACAAGATAGACAGACGATTATACATAATCCCAAAAGGATTCGTATTTGACGGAGCAAGTGTTCCTAAATTTTTCAGGTCTTGGTTAAGCCCGATGGGAGTTCTTCTTATTGGTGGATTGATTCACGACTACGGATACAAGTACAAAACTCTCCGTTATTCGACTCATAATCCTACAAAAGCGGGTTCTCCGAATCCGACAATAGGAGATAAAGACCAGAAATGGATGGACGAAACTTTCCGGGATATCAATATTAAGATTAACGGATTCTTTATCCTGAACTATTTGGCATATTATGCCCTAAGAATGGGCGGGTTTCTCGCTTGGAACGGGCATAGAAAAAGAAACTTGAAATGGGATGAAAATGAATAAACTTATATGAGTAAACAGGCTAGGCAAAAGCAAAGAAGGCGAAAGAAGAGACTTCTAAGAAATCAACAAAGTAAGGAATTAAATAATGGCACGAACCCAAGCAGTCAAACGGAAACCCCAGAGAAAGAAACAGATAGAGGCAGAGGAATCTTCTTGGTTCAATAAGTCTGTTTTTTGGGCTATGTTTTTCGTTGCCTGTGCTTCGAGTATCACGGCTTGTTCTCTGCTAACACAACAATTAAAGTCCGAAGAGGTGAAGACGGTAACGATGCCTGAGGATTCCCTTTCGAGCGCACCTGATGGACATATCCACTTAGAGAATAATCTAGGGCAGGCACTAATCAATACTCATCTAATGCAACATCACCAAGTAGGTGACTTAGAAAAAGTATTCAAATGCTCTAATTTGAATGGGAAAATTTACACCTGTAAGGTAATAGAATCGGTTCCCGTCAAGAAACCCCCAGAAAACACGCTAAAAAAAACTGAAAAATCCCCTGAAGAAAAGAAACCTGAACCTGAACCTGAAGTAGAACCTGAATTTATAGACGAAGCCGCTCCCCTCAAGCCGCAGAAGAAGAAATGGGAACCATTTAAATAAGGAAAATTATATTATGAATGAAATTGAAAACCTCGTACAAAAAGTACAATCCAACCTTTCCCCAGATTTACTCAAACCAATTTACAGAGAGACAAACAAAACAAATCCAATGTTTGGACATTGTTATGTTGCTACAGAATGTATATATTATCTCTTAGAACGTGACCATCCATATCGCCCACATTGGGGTAAAGATGAAGATGGTATTACGCATTGGTGGTTAGAGGATAAGTCTGGAAATAGGATAGATGCTACAAGAGAACAATACGATTCAGTGAATAAATCCCCGCCTTATGACAATGGACGAAACGCTTGGTTTCTTACTAACAAACCATCTAAAAGAACACAAAAATTACTCAATAGAATTGCTCAATGAAAAAAGGGGAGACAAAATGTCTCCCCCTTTAACTCCTTGCGAGTGTAATTGTTTGACGGCTATAGGGCTTATAACTCTAATGGATGCCTATAAGTGTCGAAGTCATACAGTTATTTAGTCTCGTCAGGCATTTTCAATTTCCAGTAAATAACATCCGTTGGCTTTCCGTCAATTTCCCCTTCAATCGCAATAGATTTTGCGTTCGGGTCAACTGCCTGTTTTCCTACATAGTGCCATTCGGCACCCAAATCCTGTTCTGCTTTAAAAGCATTCAAGGCTTCGGAGTTGGTTACTGCAAAAAGTGAAGTTGCACCTATCAAAAATAATACAAACATCTTATAAATCCTTCTGCAATCAGTTCGATGAGAGGGCGAACAACCCGCCCTCTCTAGTACGTCTTACACCAACCTAGGCTTGAGAGCCGATATCAATAGTTCTCGGCTTGTCCTCTTCTGGTATAACAATGTCCATATTAATCGTCAATACACCATTAACTAAATCAGCATTCTTAACGTGAACGCTATCACCTATTGTGAATTGACTTTGGAATGAACGGTTTGCTATGCCCCGATGAACGAAATTGCTTTCACCTTCTGTTTGACTTTCAGCCTTTTGGCCTGAAACTGTCAGGACATTTTTCTCAAGTACAAGTTTCAATTCGTCCATAGACCATCCCGCAAGAGCGAACTCTAGTACATAGTTATCATCATTTTTGACGATATTGTACGGAGGGTACTTCTGGTGGTTTGGTTGATTTTGGAATTGCTCCATCGCTTGAAAGATATTATCAAGTCCGAAGGATTGGTGTGTCCAAGGGTCGAAAAACCCCTGTGCTGTGGTAAGTTGCCTAGTCATAATTTTCTCCTTATATAAGCAAGTTTTAAATTGAGAGCCTCATAATTAAGAACTCTCCCTACATTCACAAGAAAGTCCCGAAGGCATCTCTCTCATAAATTCGTTGGTTGCACCGTAAACAACCATTCGGGGGAAGATTTTTTACATCTACTAGGTATCCCCTTTAATCGATTCTAAGGACTGGCGAATTGAGCCTCTATTCTATCTCAATCGGTCACTAACAAGAATCTAAACCTCTCAGACACGGTTTTTTAATTCTGTGAGGGGTTATTTGGTTATAAGGTAACCCCTCGGAAATCCTCAACTAGTGGTCTCTATGCCGCTAGTGCGTATGTATCTGTATTGCCAGTTACATTTATTTATACGTATTTTAACGACTTTTGTATAGTAGGTCGAGCGAATAATATCATTGTATAACCAGTCGATTCCTAAATCACCCCCATCATAAAAGCCCTTAAACCGTACTAGACCGCTCAAGGACTCTTATGGTGGAGGTGGAGGGATTCGCACCCTCGTCCTGTGAAACCTCCGATACTAAATTTACGCTGTTAACGAATTATGCTCCGCAAACGTATTTGCCGAAAAGGATTCCCATAACAAACATAAGGGTCATCCATTTCCAGTTGCCCATTTCCATCTTGCATAGCCTCCGAAAAGATTAATAGTCCATTCTCTTGTTCCTATGAAAACTTCATCAGTTTCGCTACTGCTTGTCACCATTGACAAAAGCCATAATTAACTTGGCTTCTTTGATGGCATCTTCGGCAGTAGGAAAAACAGGTTCTTCTTGAGTTAAATAACCCTTGTCACTTAACTCGTAATGTTCATCTCGTTCCTGCCTGTTGGCTTCTACTTTAGAATAAAAAGCCTCTTTGAGTCTTTCTAATCCTGCTTCGTACATATTAAAACGTAGTTCGTATGGTGTCTTTGATTTATCTGACATTTTTTTCTCCTGTGTGTAGTGTGTAGAAAGACCTGATATATTACTATACCAAGTCTTCGTTTTATTGTAGGAGTGTTCCTACAATATTATTTATACGATAAACCTATCGTGAATCCTAGTCAGAATGACTTTTAGTTCTTCGACTATTTTCTCTGGGATTTTCCTAGCCTCAAAGATTTCTATGAGCATTTTATAGTACCAAAACTGACTATCTTTCTGACTGTTAAACATACTCCAAACATCGTCACCATATTTGCGATAATCTTCGAGAGTATCCCTTGCGTTGTGCAGTTTATCCGCACTCGCTACTAGAACGGCACTATAGGGTGCAGTACCTAACCTAGTAATATATTTCGCTTTACGCTCTTTCCATTTTGTAGACTTATCTGCTTCTGTCACATAATCTACTGTAACTGCTACTTCATCACCGAAAGTCTCTGCAATATCTCCAAGAGTCTTACCAGTATCTTCTACAATATCGTGAAGAAGACCAGACACAATTTCTTTAGTGGTCGCACCAACATCCTTGAGGATTTCGGCTACGGCTAATGGGTGAGTGATATACGGAACGTCTTTTCCCCCTTTACGCATCTGTCCTTCGTGCGCTTCAGTGGCGAACCTTTCCGCTTTATCAATCAATAACCATTCTTCTGTACTCAACTGTGTCATAACATCACTCATCATTTACTGTTCGTTTAACCTCGTTCTTCTTTCTTTTTGGAGCGTGACTTTTTCGCTCGTGCCACTTCAATAATCCTTTTAATTTCTTAACTAAATTTGCCTTTTTGGGAGTCATCTTTCTGTCCTTCAACTCCGTTAATTTATCCTTGGTTTTCTTCAAAACCATTGCTTTCTGGGTGGAACGTAAAGTCTCTTTCTTCACTTCTTATCTCCATTCATAAGTACATTATACTAGGAAAATGGGGTTTTGTCAAGCCCTTTTTCGTCTTTTTTACCTCTCTTTAATGATATTGTATTTTTTCTTTTTGTTCATCCCCGCTAATCCCTTAGTACTGTATCCGTCCCATTTGTGGGCATTTCGCTCCAACTTCAGTAATTTCTCGAATTTGCTAAAATGTCTAGCATATGAAGTTTTCTCACTTACTGAATAACCCACGACAGACCCAACCAAAAAGGCCAATATTGTCGTAAACATTTCATTAAGTCTCCTATCTCATTAATAGATGATTTGTACCTTAACTGTCACTTTCTTCTCCATATGTCTCGGTTTTTGGTACTCGTGTACTATAAATTGCTTACCATTTAAGGAATAAGTGACGATATAATAAGCCACATTTCGTCTTTTGGTAATTGTGGTATGGGGTTCACAAACAGTAATCGTCTGATTATGGGTATGTCCATCTTCCATCTTGTTTGCTATTGCCCCGCCTCCGATTGCTCCTACAATAGTCGCACCCGTATCACCTTTTCCTAATTTATTCCCAATGACACCTCCGATAATCGCCCCTAGGATTTCGTTAGAGGGATTGTGGTCATTTGAATGTTGGATTGACGTGTTTTGTTTGGTACAGTGATTGTGAGTGGTAGTATCGTGTTTCCAGACTGCTTCGACATTGACGATTTGCGCCCATTGCTCAAATTGAACTATATTGGAACCGGCTGAGTGTGCAGTATTTGCGGTGAATAGCGTTGCTAATCCTAGCATAACCAGAATGGGTTTATATAACCCCTTTTTTACTGGGGTATTCGGCTTCTCAATCGCTACAGGAACAATTCCTGCCTTGGATGTTCCAGAAAACATCAATAATGCTGTAGATAGCATCGCTGTTAAAGTATATTTCATAAGGGATTTTCTCCTATTTTATCAATTTATACCCATATTATACCCGATTAAGCCACTCCTGTCAACCCTTTTTTCGACTTTTTTTGCCCTTTTTTGAGCATTATTTTGACTATTTCTAGGTTAAAACATACATCTAATGTCTGGTGTCCTCGTTTATGCTGACTTTGAGTATCCTCTAAAATACCAATGGCTCTTTCTAGTATCTCTTTTTGTGTGCCTTTTAGGAAGACCTGTTCTACTTCTTCCATTGTTACACCATATCCTAAATCTTCTGGTTTCTTCTCCATATCTGGACACCTGAGTTGAAATGTTCATAGTTGTTGAGAGGTTAACCGTGACCTCTCACGGATGTATTAAGTCATCACACTGGTGCGCCTTCTACTAAATGTACTAGATTGTCTTTAGTTTTCGTCTTCCGAACCGTACAAAATAGGTCTTCTTCCTTAATTATTAAAAATTCTTGGTCTTCAACTTCGATTGTAGTGTTCTCACGTGCTTGTTTCATCGCTGAGAAATACACCGTATCTCCTTCACAAACTTCTTCAACAAACTGCCCAATAGCAAATACAGTACCGCATCCCGGAACTATCGTATTTGCACTCTGTAACATTATTCCAGATTCGGTTTTATCCTTAATCTCATCCCGAATAATTGCTACTTGGTCACCTATTGGTTTTAAAATAAATTGTTCTTTTTCGCCCATTCAATTGCTCCTTCATTATCTACTTTTTTAATACATTCTCTTATCGTCTGAACAAGATATTCTAATCTAATCTCAGTCGCATCTGCCCTTGCTTTTTCGTTTTCGTCCTTTTCTTTATAATCTGTTTTTCAAATTTCTTTTTCAATCTGGTTATAAACTCCATAATCTAGTTACTCCTCAATTTTAAAATCTATACGTATATGCTACTTTACCTTTTGTGTCTTTGTAATACGCTTCATTAGTTTCTAACGCATCTTTAATTCTTTTTGCGTAAGGCTTTAATTTACCTTTGTACTTAGTTCTTATTGTTTTATCGTGGTATCTCTTATCGCCATATATTATGACTCTTTGGCTTTTTGTTTCTCCAACTTGTTTGAAGTTTGATGCTCTATAGACAATTCCTGTATGACCGTATTCTTTGTCTGCATAGGTTACTACTATCTTTCCACCCAGTTTATTATGGCTTCCAGATGGCTTGCCACCCCAGTCTTTCTTTAATTCCCTAAGTGACCTTCCAATTAAAAAACTTTCTGCATTTTTTGGAGTGTCATCAACACAACATAACCTTCTTAACTCAATAACATCGTCTTCTTGTTCTCCGTACTTTTTCCACTGATTAGCCATTGCCATACCACCGTAAAACAATGCACCTTTCATTTCGTCTTCTTGGTCGTAAAGAGCATAACAATATTCTGACCTGCATCCATTGATAGATTTTGAGTAATGCCAGTCCTCAATAAATTTTGTTATATCAGTGCGGCTTACTCTTTTTACATACCATCCTTGCAGATTAGTCTTCATCTTTACTTATCACTTTTAAAGGTGAATTATCCTCCTCAGGTTTTTCTTTACTTGAAAAGTATTTTTCTTCTTTTATGATATCTGCACCTACATTACCTATAAGCGAACCGATTGCTGTTTGAACAATCGCACATCCCGCCACTGCAAATACCAAACATAGTATCAACAATAATCTTAACATTTTTAAATCCTTCCATTTATAAATCATCCATTGCAAAATCTTCATCTTTAGAGATGTCGATTGAGGCAACATAATTCACGGACTCAATCTCTTGAGGTGCGGATTTTACGTTGCTAGAATCAAGATAATTATCAACCCACGGGACAGGATTATATGCTCCATTGACTAGTCCTATTTTGGACGGGTCCATTCCGATATTCTTCATTCGGACAATAAATATGTAATCCATATAACTCTTTAGAATTGTAGCGTTCATACCAATTAGTGGTGTACCCTTCGAGAAAAGATAATCAATCCATTCCATCTCTTCGTCATATGCTACTTTGAACATCTCATAAGTTTCATCTTCGGTTTCCTTAATAACATCTTGGAAGCCTTCTGATTTCTCTTTTCTCAGCATCAAAATTACACGCTGAAATACATCCAAATGTATCATTTCGTCTCTAGCAATTAACTTAAATATATTGCTACAGCCCTGCATCAACTTGACTGGTTGTTCAGAGAAACTCCAATTTGTCACAAATGTGGCAAAGAAACGGATTCCCTCGAACATATTAATAGTCAATGCTGATTTCCAGACAGCCTTCTTAATCATCTTATCATTAATTTCTGGAAAGATTTTCTTCCCGCCATTTGCGATAGATGTCTGGTTTGCTTCGTTCTTCTCAAATACACTCGTAGACCAATCAAAGGCACTTAGAATGCTTGAAGCACGATTCTGTATATACTTATCTGATATGATTGAATCAATAAATTCATCAACATTATTATAGACTGCTCGAACCATTTCTGTATATGATTCTGAATGCAGTAATTCATTATTCTGGTGATTCGTGATATACAATTCCCATTCTGGGTTATTGGATATTCCACCCTTATTAAACAGTTCCAAAGGCGCACGTCCTGCACAGGAATCCAATGTTATTGCGAATTTCAAGCCCGCTTCAAAGATATGTCTTCCTGCATCATCTAGTCCGTCAAAGTCTCGTTTCTCTTTCGAGAGGTCGATTTCATTCTTTGACCAGTTACCCATTGCACGTAATTCTTCTGCAAAATCTAGTATCCACTTATATTTCGGGTCGTGATAAGTCTGGATATTTCTGCGTGAACTATCTTTACCTAGAAACAGTCTAGTATTTTTGCTATTTACTGTCTCGCCCAATTCAAATATTTTAGCCATTATGCTTCCTCTTTGTTATATAGCACACGCACCACCCTCACAGGCTTCGCCATCATCTACAGGAACTTCATCTGGAAGTCCTGTTAAATTGGTCAACGTCTCGCTCGTGTTTTCTTTATCTTTTGAGCGAATGTAGTACAGACTTTTCAGTCCATATTTGTACGCTGTTAGGATATCTCTTTTTACTCTATTACTGTCTAACACCTTTCCTTCTATCTTCGTTAAGTCATACCATTGATTGGTACTCATTCCTTGGTCAATAAACTTCTGAACAACTGCCATCAATTTGATATATTCTGAACTATCGTTATTAGGAAATTCCCAAGCCTTCATATAGTAGTCTTCTTTATCCCAATCGGGAACTAGACTTCTTACCGTATATGCGGCAGATTCAAATGTATCTGTCACTGACTGTATTGGGTCAATGCCTTGGGTTGAATTGGAAACTAGGCTTGAACTAGCAGTCGGAGGAATTGCTGATAATGTGCAATTTCGCATTCCGTGCTTCTTAACTTCTTTCCTTAGATGTTCCCAATCACATAATAACTTATTCTCCTGTATCTTGTCAACATTTTTATTGTACGTGTCTATAGGAAACTTGACCTGAGAATATTTTGAAAATTCAAATGCTTCACAAGCACCACGTTCCTTTGCCAATTTCATAGAGGCTTTAATCAAGCCATACTGAAACCGTTCTGCCCATTTATGTGTCAATTCAAGAGACTTTACAGTCCCTAGACGTGCTTCATTCTTGGCAAGAAAGTGGGCGAAATCAGATATTCCAATACCTAGGAATCGATATGCTCTTGTAGGATACTCGGCCGCATCTAGTGGATATTCTTGCACATCAATTAGATTATCAAGAAAGCGAACCATTAAAGCGGTTAACGCATCCAATCTAGTGATGTTCTGCAACTTTCCGAAGTTAATACAGCCGAGGATACAAAGACTTATCATCCCATTATCCCTGTCATAATCTGCTATCTTCTCGTATTTAGTCCTTTTGAGTCCTTCAAACTTCATTGGTTTGGTAGGAAGGAAGATTTCTGAGCATAAATTCGTCTGTGTGACTGGTTCTGTGAACATTCCCTGATTGTTAATATTGTCTATGAAATGAATATAGATTCTGCCCGTTCCTACTCGTTCTTTAATTAATTTATTGAAGATTTCGGATGCGGGTAAGGTCTTCTTTCTGATTCCTCGTTTGTTCTCATACATCTTATATGCTTCATCAAACTTCTTACCTTTTCCGTATTGCTCGAATAGTTCTGGAACTTCCTCAGATGAGAATAGAGTAAAGTCCTGTTTCTTCATCAATCGCTCAATGAATAAACTCGTGATACCTATAGAGTAATCAATAAATCTTGCTCGTGTAGTATTGGAGCCTTGGTTGTTCTTGTACTCCAAGACATCCATAATCTCCCAATTGAAAATAGGATAATTGACTACGGTTGCTCCAGTCCTTAATGAATTTTGTGTAAATTGTTTGGATACAGATTCGATTGCTTTAAGAATCGGCAATGCACCAGTATGCTTAACAGTGTTGTTCTTTACAGGTGCCAGAACTCCTCGAACAGGACCCATATCAATACCTATGCCTGCTCTCTGACTTGTCATCAAAGACGTAGCATATTCAGTTGCTAATATTGATTCTGCATCGTCACCCATTTTTATCTTGCAACAAGAAGAGAACATTTTGAGTTGAGTACGAACACCAGAAATAACTGGTGTAGGCAAACTCATTTCATCATTCTTTAGTGCATTATAAAAATCTATGACTAACTGTGTTCTGTTTTTCTTCTCATCCGCAAAGATAACCATAGGAATAATCATAAAAGTTTCCTGTGGCATTTCCAGAAGCATATCATTCTTAACGTCTTTGAGCAAATACTTTGATTCTAATTGGATGATAGAAGCGTATCCACGGTTCATATCATTATCATAATCTAGAAAAGAGCCAAGATTTTCAATCTCCTCATCTGAGTATTTCTCCAAAATCGTTGGTGAATATAATTTACGGTCTACGTGGGATTTAATATATTCTCCGAATGGAGTTGGCTTGATATTATGATAAACCTGTTTACGCATATTCGTCACAAGCAACCGCCCAGAGAAAACATCATAATCTGGACTTTCTGTGGATATCTTTTCAGCCGCAGATTTGATAAGCGTTTGCTGAATATCTGACGAAGATATCTTGTTAACTATTTTTATTTGAGCCGATATTGCTGTGTCCGAAACTGACACATTCAATCCATTACTACACCATTCTAACATTTTATGGATTTTATCAAAATCCAGATTCTCTAGCGAACCATCTCTCTTTCTTACTTGCATCTCACTTATTCCGACCATTTCTGCTCCAATATTAATCTTGCCCTTGCATAATACTTATATCTCGCACTATGAAGGGCAGTTGTTTTTCTTTAGTTTTGTAGGTTATTATACAGGAAAAATACTTGCTTGTCAAGCGAATAACTATTTATATTTTTTGCAAAAACCTCGCTATGTGATTTACCCAAGGAAGTAGTGATAGCCCCATAAGTAAATTCACACCAGTGTGAGCAATCGCTATTCTCAATGTCTCGCCCTTCGGAAGGCCGTCTGTCACAAATAGTCCTGCTAACCAGATAGTTCCTGTTGTTCCAATGTTCGCTCCTAAAACTGCCGCAATTGCGGATGGCAATGGTAGCATCCCACTTGCCACTAATCCGACAATTGCAGTAGTCGATAATGAAGATGATTGCCATAGAAGGGTACAACAAATTCCCCCTAAAAACATATAATACGGATTAGCGATAAAAGGTGTCAATTGCTCTACGTGTCCAAGCGATTTCATCCCACCCGCAAACATCTTTAATCCTACATAAAATATAATCAGTCCTACGATAATCTTAAAGTAGGGTTGCTCGTGTAAATAAAGAGAATCAAGATTTGGTAAATTTCCCACTACTACCTCATTTCTCATCACAAGCAGATTCTTTTACTTGAGCAATATCCAAAAGGATTGACTCGCCCAGACTTTTTGCAAATGTCCGTCCTTTATATGTATCGTATACAAAGACTCCACCAACTACAAAAATTACTGCAAAGAAAAATGATAATATAAAATTCATAATTTAAATCTCCCTCAATAGTGTATCGTTTTTAAGTTCCCATTGATGGACTACATTACGTAGTGCAATGCAGAAATATCCATCAGAGGATTTACCTTCGCATACTCTTTGATGAAAAATCCTTTCCTGCCTATCCCACTCTTGTACAACTTCTTTCATATGTTCCACTGGAAGGTCGTTAGGGTCTTCGCATTGGAAATATCCACATATCTGTTCGTGAACCCACCCGTACACTTGTTCATCTAGCCATTTCGTCAAGTGTTGAGGTCGTCTAATGCTGAATTTTTCATCCATTCCACTCCCTTTCTATTTTCCGCATTCAACACAATTTCCACCTTCGTGCAACAAAACAGATGGTAACTTATATTCCGTATTTGCACTAGTCCATAAGAAATAAAAAAATAAACCCATACCACCGATAATACTTATCCACATTCTAATCATTGAATCCTTGTCCTTTAAGAAAGTGATGGAGTCTATGCCTAAAGACTACAAATGTTAATCTCAATAAAGAAGATTCTGCATAGTAGCCCGCATCACATTTATAATACCACCCATTATCTTCTTCCATAATAGGTCTTCCTAAATCAAATATATGTCTCATTTTTCTGACCAATTAGTTTCGCATCCTTCTTTCGGATACTGTTGAATCACTTTATAATTCAAGTCATTTAATAAAGATTTCTTTTCCTTTTTAGTACCTATAATATACACATATCTATGCTTTGGATGTCTTACTCTTCGTTTAGATTTGTCCGAAGTCAAAGCGTGTCTTTGGTGTTCACCACTCTCTGAAACCATATCTGTACGTGGTTTTGTAGTCCCTGTGAACATAAAATTGGTTGCCTGATAAACAGTACCTAAATGACTCTGGTTCGTATCCGCAAAGGATACAAGTATTCTTGGTTTGGGCAATAGTTTAAAAGATGCACCAATGAGCATAGAGGCTTGATTCTTGATATTATCCTTCAGAACTAATCTATTTAATTCTAGTACTAGAGGCCGATTATGTTCCCCCGCAAGTCCAGTACAAAGAGTTCTGGATGGAGGAGAGCCGTAAGAAACGACTCCTATCAACTCGCTATCTTCAAATAAACCGTAAGCGTAAGTAATAGATGGCATCCTATGAGCATAATGTATGTCCAAGATAAATGGTTTAGTATCATCATAGGTTATTCTACGTACTGTATATTTGCCAACTTCTATGGTCTTAGTTTCTTCAGTTTCTGAAGTAGATAAGAAAGATGATAAGTCTGACATTAAAACTCCTAATCCGATAAGTGTCCAGATGGGTTTAGATTAATCCAATAGAATCCCATCTCATCACCGTTCTGAAAGATGTTAGATTCCAATGCTCTTCGAGCAACTAAGCCAGAATGTATTTTATTACGCACTCGAACAAATCCCCGTTTATGGTCGAATGCTTGAACTAAAAAGTTTTCTATATCGCCTGCGTTCAGATACTTCAACGCATCTGAATGACGAAACCTTGTCGGTCCTATATTATATACTAGTGATACTAGCGCATCTCTTTCGTGTTGTTTCAATGGAACTTTAACATATCGGTCTATAAACCAATTTGCCTCTTTCAGCATTTCCTTCATCACTCGTGATGCTTCTGTTTCAGTATCTACGGTTATCAGATATGAACGTGTGCCATATCCTTTAGCAGTATGACCGACATCGTCATACTCTTCCATTGTAACACGTCCCATAAGTAATGGATAATTTTCCATACTCTTGACGAATATTACAAGTTTATTGTCTGGTTCCCAAATCTTTTTAACATCATCTACCGTCTTATCGACACCACCATTTGCAACAACACCGTATGCCAGTGCAGAGGCAAAGGCTATACAGCCTATAAATTTTAGCAATTGTTTGTTTCCTTTATCCATAGTAATAGAAAGATAATCCTACGATTGTGACTATCGCTATCGCTGTGTTTGTAATTATAATAGATGCAGTTTTCCAACGTACACCAACGATTACCCAGAGCAGACTACCAAACGTCATAACAATCGGACCCTCTGGATGATGTCCTAAGGCATTAATTCCAACACCTATCATAACAATAACTGTCGCTGTCCATTCGAGGACTTGTGTGAGTAGCCGTTTATAAACGACACTCTCTAACTTACTCATACTACTTAATTTACTCATAATCAATATTATACCATCTTTCTCACGTTTGTCAAATTTTAATTTCAGAAAAGAAGGGAGACCGAAGTCTCCCCATAGTAGCCATCATCTAGATGAATCTTAGTCCTTGCTAAACAACTTCCACAATACAACTGCCGAAATCAGACCAACAAGTCCTGCGGAGCCTAACTGGTCAACAATGCCAATCACTGTTCCGATAACATCACCGCCCAAGAAAGGTACGGTTCCACCGAATGTGATTTGTAAAACAATTGCCAACGCAATTAAAGAGATGCCGACTTCCTTGGCACCAGATACTCCATTTAAGATTTTATCTAACATATATTCTCCTATATAACGTCTACGCTTTTTTGTGTGGTCGACAGACATACCCACATTTTGAAATTTTATGCTATGGCAGGAACTGCTTGTTCGTCATTTGGTAGATTCTCCAACGTACCTAAAAGAGCCTTTTGAAACATCAAAGCCGCTAACAGTGCTTGAAGACTGTCTTCGTTTGCTTGATATCGAATTCCAATTCCACCCTTCGCCTGCCATTTCTTTATGTTTAATGGCTTATCATCAATAAGAACATTTGGAAATCCGTTTGTAGTTGCGAATTTTGCCTTATTGTGAGTGAAGATTAGATTCTCTTTTTTAGGCATAAACCCCTCTTTCCTCAACCATTCTTCTTTCCAGAAAGCAGAGTTCTTTGTATCACCACGTAGTGGACTAGAGCAAATGCCCCAATCGTCACCGAAGTGTTCTTTAACAAAATCAATCAATGGGACTGCTGTG